ACATGTCAAGCAAATTAAGTACAACATTCCCTCTTTTGAAGAGGAAAATGATGGAAGAGGAACTGTGGTCTTTGATGACTGCAGTCCCTCTTTGGTATAATCCGACATCGCCGATGCCGGTTATTCCCGATAGCCTTGCCCCTTTTATGGAAGGTAAGCACTATCTTTCGACAAAACAAGTACCAAGTACTTTGATTTTGGCGAAGGCGGGGTCACAGACAGTGTCTGCGAACCAGCCAAAGCTCCTTCAACGCGGGATAGCGATTGAAGAGCTTAATCATGATGATCCGAGTTTAAACCGGGTCCTCACGATGTCGAATACAGATGGTTTCAAACCATCTTATTCGGAATCTTTGTCTACGTTCTTAACGGAGGCAAAAGATACAATGAATCTCGTCTCGCACCGAGACGCGATCATTGAAGATGAACACGATTCGTCAGGATCGGAAACATCTGACGCTGATCAACTGCTTGAGAGCAGCGGATCAACGATTGTTCGACGGAGAAAGAACCTTTCTCATCGAATCAAGTACGAGGACCCATGGAAAATCCATGCGGCTCGCGCACTCGCGGCTCTCCGATCCGAAGACGGACCGGAGGTCGTTGTCTGGTCTGGAGACGGTATCCGTCTCCAAGACCCGCTCCCAGCTAGGATTTTAGGTCCAAACTGGGATGGATCTCGGAAAAGCAAGATTCGCTTTTCCAAGATCAGCAGTAGTGACGTGAAGCATCACGTTATCTACCGTCACACGCATTGGGGCAGAAAGCTCCAATCCTTGTGCAATGACCCGAAATCTAAATTTAGATTTTGGGCCAAGACCTTGAAGAGTCGGATAAACCGACTTCTATCGGGTGGACCCGATCCTATCTGGACTTCAGATGAGAGATCGAGCCTATCCATAGGTGGCGAGTATGCTACTCGTGACCGTGGATCGCGGTCTTTACGTCTCATCGAGATGTTAAAGACCGTTGACGGGATATTCACTCAGAGATTTCTGGCGAATCCCGCCGAAGTGTGGACATGGGATCGATTCGACATGTTCACACTTGGAACTATCTCCATGTTAATTGGAGATGAGTTTCTCGATGGAGAATTGCCTCTAGAGGCAATCAACATCCGAACTTCTTACTCCATACTTAAATGGAGTAGAAAGTGGTTTAAGCAAGTCTCGCACCGAGACGTGCTTAAACAGCAAGACAAGCCTCCTCTTGAGGGAGAGGGCTGGTCTTTACTTCTCTGGAGGACCTGGAAAGTCCTCGAGGAAGTTACGGGACACGAACGTCTATTGATAATAGGCGTACTGTCTCAAACTAGGGGTTGTGGAACACCACCTCCCTTAGTTGTACTCCAATCGAAACGGAAATTTCTTTTAACCGTTTCGCAGGAGCCCTCCGGAGAACCCGCTACAATGCGGTCCTTACGGAGAATCGCTGTCAGGAAGGTCATTGAGAACCTCCCTGCAGAGAGCGTGACCGGACTCGGGACTAAATCCCGAGTTACGGTTACATCCGCTGCTTGTTGGGAGAAAACCCGACGAGAAGGCGGAACAACCGAGCAAATCAAAGAAATGATTTGTTCTGTTGATCCGTGCCAGCAGATCCCAATCAGGGACCTGGACACGGGACGTGTCGTCTCCTGGAAGTTCCAGGAGGAATTCGACACGGTAGGAGAACTTATTTTCTGGGTCAGTCTTGACCGAGTTCTCCATACACCACCGGTGGAGCTTAAGAAAGCTTTTCTCACTGTGGTGAAGGAGCCTGGGAAAGCACGAAGCGTTACCAAGGCCCGTGCTTGTCTCAAGATCGTATTGGATCTTGTGAGCAAGCTTTGCTCGGAACCCCTTGCAAAAGGAATCCGAAGCAGCCAATCGGGTATGAAGGCTTCAAACCACGGTTGGAATTTCTTTAATTCATTCACAAATGAATTAGAGAAATCAGAAGTCTTCTCCTTGTTGAACAGGGAGGAGACAGCTTTCGAAGGCTATGTCGAACGGACAGACACCTTCGAAGACCTCTTCGTGTCATCGACTGATTACGAAGAAGCAACAGATCTCTTGGAACACATAGTTGCAAGAGACCTGGGTATTCCGTGGATGCAGAAATGCGGCATTCCACGAGTACTCCAAGGTATTGTAGTAGAAACCTGCTACAATCCTCGGCAAATCTACTTCAAGGCCACAGGCCTTTTAGCAGATTTAGGTATTCCTACGGACGAACCGTCGATTCATAGGATTACCCTTCGCAGGGGGGTTCTCATGGGAGACCCTCTTACGAAACCGGTACTACACCTCATCAACGTGTGTGACCGGATGTTGCAGAACCAGGCATTAAACCCTGAATTCTACAACGGTCTCAGTAATTTCAACGAAATTGCTGACACCATCAACACGTTTAGTGATACGCTAAACCGTGTTGAACTATCCCGGCGTGCCATTTAAGAGGCCGCTTGGGGTAACGTATAGCCCCTAACTGGGGAGCATTTACGTTACGTGTAAGCACTATCTTTCGACAAAACAAGTACCAAGTACTTTGATTTTGGCGAAGGCGGGGTCACAGACAGTGTCT